AGCGCAGTTTTGGCCCGGTGGAACCACGTGGCATCGAGTGACTTCTTCTCCGTCTGACGACGGATATCGGTCGTGGCGATCTGGATCCGGATGGAGGCGATCTCATCTTGAAGCGCGGCCAGACGCTCACGGCAGCCCTGCAATGTGCTGGGCAGTCGGATCGGCGTGGCCGCTAGAGCGTGCTCATGCATGCTCGGGTCCTCCTCAGGCCTGACGCTTCCAGGGCAGGCCGTTGGCCGCGGGAGTAGCGGTCGGCGCAGCCGTGATGGGACGTGCGGCAGCAGGTGCCGAGGGCGGCGTGAACGACGGTGCGGGCTGCGCCGCTGCCCCGCTGGCACCGCCTCGCGGCAGATAGCGAATAGAGTTGGACTCGCCGTACATGCCCTTCGGGGGACGCACCCGCACATCCAGGGTCATTGGGACCAAGTGCAACTGCTCGGAGTTGCTGACCTGCAGCTTGCCAACGGCGCGACAGATCGAGGACAGGGTGCGCTTGGCGATCTCTACCGTGTCCGGGTTGGCGTTGACCAAGTTGAGCCGGTCGAAGAGTTTGCGTCCGGCGTACTGGCCCTCAAGGATGTCGACCTCCAGGTAGAGGTACTGGCCGGTGCCATCCTTGGTCGCACGCATTTCGCTGGCGACGATTTGGCCAAGGTACTTGCCCGGAGGCAGGACGTCGTAGTTGCTGCTGGGCTCGACAGAGGATGCGTCGAAGGTTTGTCCGAATGAAGCCATGGTGATTACTCCTTTTTTCAGGTGCGGGTGGTGGTGGAAGGGATCAGGGTCGTATGCAGGGTTTCAGGCATGGCCTGCGCAAAGGCAGACCATTCAAGGGGAAGCGTGTCGGGCAGGTCGTAACGGTTCTTGGCCAGGAATGCGGGGCGTTCGACCGTGTGAATCACACGCTCGCCCGAACCCACGGCACGGCTGACCTTTTTGTTGAAGCCGACGTCCGCCTTGACGGTGGAGATGCGGTAGTTGGCAAACAGCACAACGTCCGAGTGCTCTTGCAGCAGTGCCGCTGCGCGGGCATGGAGCTTGATCACGTACCTGTCGTAGGGGTCGTGCTCAGGCGAATCGAAGCGCTTTATGTCGGTGTGGGCGATCTGCACCACGGTCATGCCGCGGTCGTCGCGAAGCGCATTGAGGCCATCGATGTATTGGCGCCAAAGGTTCAGGGCAGCAACGTAGCCTTTGCCGTACCCGGCGTCCTCGATCGAATTCCATCCGTTGTCACGGCAAGCTTTAGCCCAGACCAGCGGTTCCAGCCAGTCCACGCTGTCGACCACGACCGTGGAAAAGTCGTGTTGCTCGGTGTAGAGCGCTGCAAGCGCCTCCATCACCTCATCGAAGGTCCGTGACAGCGGGAAGTTCGCTGCCGACAGCGTGCCCAGACCATCTTCCGTCTGGATGAATACGGGTTTGTTGGCCTGGCCTGCGAAGGTGGTTTTTCCGACGCCAGCAACGCCGTGGATCAGCACCCTAGGTGGCTTGGGTGTTCCAGCCCGGTTGAGTTGTGCAAGGGAGATGGCCATCAGACTGCCTCCCCAAATTTGCTGTCATTCGCTGCCTCAGGCACAGCACCGTCCACGATGCGCTCGAGCTTGTATGTGGGCTTTCCGGGCTTGAGCGTGCGTGCGGGTTCGAACAGTTGGCGCACGGCTGGCGGCCAGGCCGTGTACTTGGTTTCAGCGACCTTGACCTCCAGGCTCACGTAGTCCTCGGGGTTCTCTCCCCACTTGCGCAAGGCCTCGACGGCTTCTTTGAGCTTGCGCTGGTCGTACTCCACCTTCTTGGGAAGGTCGGCAATCACGGTGTGGCCATCCACATCAAAGCGAACCGTACCGGTGTTCTTGCCAGCATCCTGGCGCAACTGATGCGCCCGCTCACCGAAGCGGCGGTGCAGCACACCTTGGAGGAATTGCTTGTAATGGCAGGCGGTGTCCTCAGCATCAGACACGCGCTGGATCAGGCGGTCGAGGTCCGCCAATGGCAGGTTTTCAACCTCTGCCATCACAAAGTTGCCCACCTCGTCGAGGGCATCGGGTTCAGGGATCATGGCGACTCTCTTTCTTAATGGGTGCCGCTGGTAGGCACGGGGGAAGGCGTACCAACCTGGCGAAGGCGGGTGCGGATTTCGGGGGGCGTTAACGTATTGGCCGACCGCACTGCGAGGTATCGGTAATGGCAGTCGGCCACCTTCAGGCTGAACAGGTGGACCAGCCCCAGTTCGCAGGCGATCCACATGCGGCGGGCTACTGAATGCAGGCGGCTTCGTTCTTTTGCGGAGAGTCCACTGCCAGAGTCGGACCGGTCCATCATCAGGAAGCCCTCGTGGTACTGAATCGACTGACCAACCAGTGCGTTGGCAATCCAGTCACAGGCAGCGGCCTCGGTCAGTTTTTCTGCGGGCACGTACACGGGTGGGGTAATTGCGCCAGCGTTAACCCCCAGCCCGAGGTGGCTGCGGGTGGCTTCGAAAATAGGTTTTGCGTTCAACATCAAATCTCCAGGCGTGAGTTGGCCTACCACCACCGCCCAGAGGGGCGCGGCGTTTGCGGTTCTTGAAAGTTCTTACCGGGCGAGGGGGCTGTTTTTCTCAGCCACCCCGCGATCGGTCAGGCGGCCGGCCGGATGCCGAACATGCGCAGGTGCATACGCAGGTCGTCAACTCGGCGGTAGAAAGTGGCGGTAGGCATCCCTGCAGCCTTGGCTGCGCTCGGAATGTCGTGGTGTCTGTCGATCAGGTTGAAAAGGTCCTGCTGGTCCTGACTCATGCAGGCCAGCGCGGCATGGATGTCATGCAGCGTTTCGCTGTCCCTGAAAAGGTCCCGGTCATCGGCCCAGAGCGGTACAACGTTTTCGCTTCCTGTACTCCCCCCTGCGTACCCATAGAAATCAGGGTCGTTAGCAGCATCCTGGGGCTCAAAAACAGTCATCCTGATGCGCTGCTTCATGAGTTGGTCCAACAGTTCTACAGCCCGGTGCTCAGAGACGATGCCAGTGAAGGTATTCATGCTCCCCTTTTCTGGGTCGTACTGGGGATACCGTTCAAGCAGTTCGAGCAGGATCGACTGCTCGATATCTTCACGCTCAGCGCTGGATAGCCCGTGCCTTGCGGCAAGCCGGTAGGTACGAGTGGCAGCGGCATTCATGGCCGACTCCAGGTACTTCTGATCAACGTTGTTTTTGTTCATATTCAATTGCATTTTGTGTTTAGTTAATGGTTAACGACTTGGTTCAAGAAAAGGCACCCGCAGGTGCCCTCTCATGAGCCGGTGAATTCAGTTCGGCTTGCCATCAGCCGGTACGATGCCGTATCGCATCATCCGTACGTCAATGAATGCGGGGTTGACACCGAAGTGCGGTGCGAGCGTTCGTGTAAACGTCCAGCAGTCCATTTCGTAGGTGACCGGCGACCACATGATCTTCTTATTGCCATCCAGGGTCTCGGCAAACAAGGTCTCCTCCCCATAGCTGATTTTGAGCGCGTGCTTCGGCGCCTCATCCATGATGGCCTCCCACAGCACTTCGCGCGGCACCAGAAGCGACCCCATGAACTCGTTAGCCCTGAGCTCTGAAAAACGGATATGCGAGGGCAGGTGTTGGCCAGCCTTGTTCAATTGGTCGGTGGTTTCCGTAACGGAACGGAACGCGCGCACGGTGCCAGCGCCGGTCAGGTCTACCAGGGGTTGGTTCCGATGCTGCGCTACAAGTGCTGGGCCATCGAAAATGGCGTGTCCGAGTTCGTGCGCGAAGGTGGAGAGTTGCAACTCGGCGCTCATGTTGGGCCCAAGCGGAGACACGCAAACGGACACTGCGTCTACTGAACTTTCTGGGGTGAACTCAAAAAGGCCGAGGATGGGTTCCTGCTCGTTGTCGTGGATCAGATGCTCAAGATCAACCCAGACATCAAACTCCACGCCATTCACGTGCAAGCGTTCAATACCAGCCAAGTCCTGGATTGTGAGTGCTCGGCGTTCGGACACGCCAAGTTGTCGTCGCACCTCCAACGCTACGCGCTCGATGTCAGCGTTATTCAGGTAATGGGGCTGGCACTGATGGTTGTGCCGGTACTGGAGTTTGATTTCTGGCATGGGCGTCTTCTACGTGTTCTTGTGTTGTTTACGGTACAGGCGAACAGCCTCTGCGACATCCTGTTGCATGTCCGGCGGGAATCTGTTCGCTTCAATGAAGAGTTCATCCTCGGTCACACTCAGGATCCGAGCAGCCTCTTTGATCAATTCGTCCTTGGGTGGATTTTCCCGGCCGGTTTCGATCCGCGACCAATAGGCTGGGCTGATGTCCAAGCGCTTGGCGAATTCGGTCAGCGTGATGCCTGCCTGTTCTCGCTTGCTGCGCACATAGTTGCCAAAGGGGCTCATCGTTATCCTTGATTGCGATTTTGTCGTTGCATTATAACGCAACGACAAAATCGCGCAAGCCCGCCCCATGGAAGCGGCATCCGGCCAATCGGCACAGCATTGCCGCGGGTGAGAAAACACCCAGGCCCGGCCGGTATGAACCTTCATGCCAGCCCAATCTCCACGCCCCGCCTCCAAGAAGCCCCCAGCACGGTCCTCAGCAGCCGTCGTGGGCGCCATCCTTGCCCTAGCCGTTATCCGGATGCATGACCGCCAGGATCGACTTGATAACCTGACCGAACAGAGCGTTAGTACGGGGTGTCCTGACCACCAAGGAGAACCCCAGTGACCGAAACCGTTGTGGCCCGAGTGGCCGCCCTCAAGACAATCACCACCGCCGAGCTCAAGCAGATGTGGCGGGACCTCTTCAACCAGGAGCCGCCCCCGTTCAACAGGCGATTCCTCGAAACCCGCCTGGCTTACCGGATTCAGGAATTGGCCTACGGCGGCCTCAAGCGCGAAACCGCCAAGCGTCTTGCACAACTCGGCGAGCAACTCGATGGCGGAAAACAAGATGTCCGGCGCCGCCGC